CGCCAGTTGTGCCTGTGGCACCAGCGCCAGCACCTGCTCCTAAAATCGCCGTACAGGCACCTAGGAGCCACGCAGAGCCACGAAAGGTGGCAGAGGGTACTAAGACACCTGACGCTGTACAGGCGCAGTTGGATCAGATCGGCAAGGCTGACTGGGGCGCGCTCGCCGCAGACGGTCTCGCCGTCATCAATGCAGCAGCCGCTGCGACTAGAAAGGAAAAGGGCATGAACCGAATCTGGGCAGGTATCAAGTATGTCGCCGCGAACACGCAGATCGATGAGATCGCGCTGGACTTTGTCCGCACCTTCCTCACGGTCAGCATCTCGGTGGCGCTGGGTCTTGGCATCCCACTCTTGGACATCCAGGGTGGCGACTTCCGCACCATCGTCTCCGCCGGTCTCGCCTCAGGGTTGGGCATCGTGGTCAAGGCACTTGACCGCGACAACGGCGCATACGGCCTCAAGCGCAACTAACCGTGCCAGTCCGAGTCAAGCGCCCCTATGGCACTTGCTCGGTCTGTGAGCTACAGAGCAGGGTCTGGGAGGTGGAGTCTGAGCAGGTGCTCCTGTGTGGCATCTGCCTCAGGCTCCTGATCGCCTTCGCTCTAGAGGACTTGTCGCAGCCGTCCTAGGCGGCTTCCCCTGGGTGGACCCTCCCCACCCAGGGGCTATCCACCCTGGATAAAAAATAGTCACGCAACACGGTTGACAGCCGCGAACCGTTGACCCTATGATGCCTATGTCAGGAGGAAACCAGCCATTCGGCTGGACTGACACAGGAGGTCAAGATGACAAACGCACAGGCACTCGAACTGGTAAGCCAGATCGGCAAGGGAAACATCTTCGCAATCTCCGGTGGCCGCGTTGCGATCACTGGCGGCGAGCTTCTTCTGAAGGTTGCCCACGGCTACGCAGTCAAGATTGCACTCGCAGCCAACGACACCTACACGGTGCAGCGCGTGTTCCGTGGCAAGGTCAAGGCTGAGGCGTTCAATGTGTTCGCCGATGAGGTTGGCGAAGTTGCCTACACCGCATCCTGCTACTACAACCGAGACTTCGGTATGGCGGTGGCAGCATGAGGTCGGCGATCTTGGACGGTATCGGCTACGCGATCTTGATCGCGTGCATCTACATCGTTCTAGTAGTAGGAGGGTCACTGTGAAAGTCAATCGTAAGAGCACGCCCAAGATGGTTGTGCGGCCGTACTTCACATCGGAGTATCAGCGCCTAGAGCGCCAAGAGCGAACGCGAGAGCGCGCGAAGTTCACCGTCGCATTGATGCTGGCGTGGATCGTAGCGGTAGTCATCTGGGAGGTGGTCAAGTGAGCAAGCGCTTTGAGTTTGTATCCGCACCGCAGCGGAGTCCAGAGTGGTTCGAGATGCGGAAGGGCGGCATCACCGCCACCGGCATCACCGCCATCAACGGCACCTCGCCATTCAAGACGGCGTACAGACTCTGGGCAGAGTTGACTGGTCAGGTCGATGAGCAGCAGGCAGGAGCAGCGGCACAGCGTGGCCAGTTGCTAGAGCAGGCAGTCGCTGACTACTACACCGCCGAGACTGGCAAGAAGCTGCGCAAGTCAAATGGCATCGTGCGCCTCAAGGAGCATCCGTGGGCGATGGCCTCACTGGATCGCACCATTGTGGGCGACACCGACGGTCTCGTAGAGATCAAGACCTCAACGAGCAACCGCTGGCAGTTGTACCCAGTGCCACCTGAGTATGTGGATCAGGTGCAGTGGCAGATGTTCATCACTGGCGCGTCGTACTGCGATGTCGCGGTGCTGCTCTCTGGGCTGGTGTTCCGCATTGAGCGCGTAGAGGCTGATCCGATCTACCAGACCTTGCTGTTCGATAAGGCCGTGGCGTTCCTGGACTTGGTCAAGACCAAGACTCCACCACCGCTGACCGGCAACGACAGCGACACACTCGCAGAGGTCAAGCCGCAGGTCAGCAACACCTACGCGAAGGCAGATCCGCAACTCGATCACATCGCGCGTCTCTACATTGAGGCGAAGGTGGAGGCAGAGGCTGCCGATGCTGCACTCAAGGAGATGGCAATCGCCATCAAGGAAGCTATCGGTGACGGTGAAGGCGTGAAGGGTCAGGGTTGGCTTGCCACCTGGAAGACCAACAAGAGCAGCGTGAAGGTGGACTGGGAGAGCATCGCGGATGTCCTCCGCACTGTTGCGCCAGACACCTACGGCGAAGCCATCAAGCGCTTCACCTCAGAGAAGCCAGGTGCGCGCGTGTTCCGCGTTCACGGCAAGGATGGTGATGCGTGATTGAGGTACCGATCACACCTGCGCTGATCATCCGCGCAGAGGAGATGTTCCTGGAGGCGCAGTCCAGCAATGGCTTGCGATTCCGCAAGGAGAAGGCGACAGGCAACACCACTTGGACTGGCGTGCTAGGTCAGGCCGTCTTTGAGCAAGTGCTCCGAGATTGCAAGATGCCCTACCTGCCAGTCAATCGCACGACGCACGACTACGAGGTGTGTGGTCTCAAGGTCGATGTCAAGACCAAGGCGTGGAGCCGACCGGCAGGTGATGATGTCGAGGTCAGCGTCTTTGACTACATCCGAGACCACCAAGCGGTGGACTATTACGCATTCGTTCACTTGCAGCTCGCGTTCGGTGAGGATCGGAATGGCGCACCCAGCGCTACACGATTCCAGCGCGCGTGGCTGCTCGGAGTGATGGATAAGAGCCAGTATCTCTATCTGGCAACAGAAGTGAAGGAGGGAACCGTATTCGAGAGCGGACACATTGCCAAGGCGAGTTCACTGAATCTGGTAGCCGCAAAGTTGCTACCTGTAGAGACCATTGGAGGACCAGAGAATGAGTAAGCAAATCGCAGCGGCACTGGCCGCACCCTTTACCGGCACAGACCTGAAGTCGCGCCCAGGGCGCGGCGGCATGACCTTCACCTACGCCGATGCGCGAGCCGTAGCCCAGCGCTTGGACGATGTGCTAGGGCTGGCTGGTTGGCAGTTCGAAGTCAAGGTCGCTGACGCGCAGCGCTTTGTCGTACACGGCACCTTGGTCGCAGTCATTGACGGCGTGACCACTGTCCGACAGGACTTTGGCTACCCAAACAGCGCGCAGGATGACGAGCCGCTCAAGTCTGCCGCAAGCGACGCTCTGCGCCGCTGTGCAGCCCAGATTGGGGTAGGGCGGTCTCTTTATGCGTCAGGCACAGGAGCGAGCCTCTCCGTGGCTCCTAGGGCGGTCTCCGTTGATTCTGTGAGCCAGTCTCAGCCTTCAGTCCTGAGCACGGATCTCGCGGTTGCGGCCGCCATGCTCTTCGCAGAGGGCGAGTGCCCAGATCACCGCACCGCGTGGTCGTTCAAGCCGGCAGGCGTGAGCAAGGCTGGCAAGCCGTACAACGCGTTCTACGCGTGCAGCGGCAAGTCGAACGGCACCTTCTGCCAGCGCAAGCCAAGCATCGCCTGGGTCAACGCGCAGCAGGCACCAACAGGTGAGCCTGAGCGCACCGAGACGAGCATTGAGGATCTGCCGTTCTGATCTGAGCGGCATCAACTACGGCTGGGAGAGACTGGCGACCTCCACCTCTCCCAGCCACTAACACAGACGGAGGACTAGATGGTTTGGTTCAAGTGGGTAGCAAACGCACATCGAGATGCGGAGATCTCGGCGCTGACTGATACGCAGTTCCGCGCGTTCATCACAATCATTGGTGAGGTCAAGCTGCTCCGATCCGGCGGAGTGTTCAAGAACCGACAGCACCTCAAGACCGTCATCGGCGCACGCCTGTTTAGGGGTGTTGACGGCCTGTTGAAAAGTGGTCTCCTGACGGAATCTGGAGACGGTGTCATTGCCGTGTCGAACTATTCTCGATATCAAGTCGACCCCACCTCGACCTCTCGTGGACAAAAGTACCGAGATCAAAAGAGGGGTAGGTTGACGGACAGAGAAAGAGAAGGAGAGAGAGAAGAGAATAGAACCCCTATATCCCCTAAGCGCTCTGGCTCTGGACGGCTCACGCCGCTGAACGAGATCCTTGGAGTGAAGCGCTAATGAGGGTACGAGTGGAGAACCCTTCAGCTCGGACACTCTTGCAGAGAGAGCGACGAGCGAAGGAGACTCCAGAAGAGCGAGCACATCGAGTGCTGAAGTACACGCTCTACAACCATCGCATGACGATGGAGCAGTACATGGCCTTACGGCTGGCACAGGCTGACCGGTGCGGTGCGTGCAAGGAGCCGCTTCGCTTTGGTGAGCCACGAGCGGTGACGGTCGATCACGATCCGCGCTGCTGCCAGTACGAAGGGCTAGGCACTCGGAGGACAAAGGGAGCGCCGATCTCGTGCGGCAAGTGCGTCAGAGCGCTGCTCTGCGGACCGTGCAACCGAGCAGTCGGATTCCTAGAGCGCTATCCACAGCGCTTGCATATGTGGATTGAGTATGTGAGGAGGGTCATGAAGTGAGCGCACACATTGCATTCGTCGGACCACAGGGGTCAGGCAAGAGCACGCTGGCAGAGATGCTGGAGGAGCGGCGCAAGAGCCGGTACATAGTGCTGCCAATCGCCCAGACCATCCGTGAGGTGGCATCGCTCGCCTACGGCGTGGACTTTGACAAGAGCAAGCACTACGAGCAGCGCCGCCTGGGCTTGGATGTCAAGACCTCAGGCCGCGAGATCCTGCAAGACATCGGCGCGCAGCTGCGCGAACTGGATGCCTACTTCTGGATCAAGGCGTGGCACGACGCGTTCAACCGTCTGGCACCGCTAGGGCGGCCAATCGCCATTGACGATGTGCGTCTGCCACTGGAGGCGCACTTCCTCCGGCAGCACATCCCAGGGATCACCATCGTGCGTGTGTTCGCATCCGCACAGGCTCGGACGCAGCGTCGTGGGGTGCTCCAAGGGGCAGCCGATATCACCGAGCACGGCTACCTTCAGACCGAGTACGACTTGCAGATCGACACAACAGACTTGACAGCGGAGAAGTCCTACGCGATCCTCAGGCAGTACATGGTGGATAACGGCAAGTGGTCGGCATCCCCAGAGGAGGAATCATGAGCAACACAGACTTGACGGAACTAGAGACACGAGCCGCGCAACTGGGCTATCACTACGACGGCCTAGTGCGCGTTGAGCACCCATTCGCCGATCAAGAGAATCAGGTGACCTGGACAATCGTTCTAACCGACACACAAGGCACAGAACTGACCTTTCAAGCGCCGACGATTGAGGGTGCCATTGAGGTCGCCAATGATCGAATGGCGCTGCTGTCTGGACTGGCTGACCTGTGAGCGGCTTCGCCTATCTCGGCATCACGCTCATCGTCATCAATACTGCGCTCTTTCTCGTGGTGTTCGCTAGTCTGCCAATGAGCATCAAGCGCGGCGTAGGTATTGCGCCGTC